CCCAAGCTGCGTCTGCCGGAGCATAACACCGAGAGAACAAGAGAACAAAATGGAGCGGGAGACCGGGATCGAACCGGCGACATCCAGCTTGGGAAGCTGCCGTCAACCCTTCGGCGAACGGCGAATCAATGAGTTACAGCGGGCAGAGCGGGCTACAGTGGGGCACTACGGGTGTCAATTGAACACGATTCTGAACACAAATTTACGGAAGAGCAGATTTGCCGGGGGGGCTGCCAGTCACAGTTTTTCCGGCTCACATCTCAAGGTTGCGGACGCCGAAGCGGCCGCAGCCTTGGGGTTGATTTAAGCAGTCAGCTCACAGGAAAAATCGGCTGCACCTGAAATGGTGCAGCACCAGGAGGACAGTCAAATGGAGCACAAGATCACCGTGGGGTTGCGGGACGTTAAAGCCGTGACGTTCGAATGCTTGAATTGCGGAGGTAGACTCAGCGTCTCCCCGGACAAAGTTCGGATGCCCGAGAGGTGCCCGTCCTGCGACACTTCGCTAGGGTCGCAGATTTTGGAGGACAAACACTTCCTCAATGCGCTCGCGTACCTCAGAGCGGGGGAGCGGCCATTGCCCTTCAGAATTCTTCTCGAATTTTTCGAGGACGCTCCACCCCTCGCTCACAATTGAGGCCCTCTATTTCGCGAATGCGTGGTTTTCTTCACCGTATGAAAGCTTCCGGTCGAGCTGCTGCTGGCCGATACGAACCAGGGAGCGCCGCGCCCGCGAGCGCCGAGGCGACGATCGCGCCCTCGCGAGTCACGAAGTGGCGGGAGTGGATTGAAGTCATGCTGCAGACTGACGGATACATCGTTTCCGGATCGAGCGAGGAAATGCGAAGGGGATCCGCAGCGCGCATGTGGGGAACCGACCAAACTTTTTCAATCATCGGCGCGGCCAGCCATAAGGACGCCTTGCGCCAGTGGAGAGAGTACGAGGCGATCTGCGGCGAGGAGATGGATCCACCACCCGCGCAGCCGAGCGCCCACTGGCACTATTACAAATTCGCCGCCCGGCCGTTGCCATGAAGGAAGCCGCGGCCACGGCCTCGGCCGCAAATTCGCCCAGCGTGCGTTGAAGCGGGAAAAGGCAAAACAGAAACTCTAGCAAGCTAACGTCATAAGGAAAGGCCCGGGTCTCTCTCGACTTGGGCGCAAGGCTGGGGCTATTCGTCGCGCCCGTCCGCGAAGCCGGCGATGGCCGCGTGAAGTGCAACATGCTGCGCCGTCGTCACCACTGCCTGGCGGTTGAGCTGAGGCTCGAGGATGTCGAGAATTATTTCCACCAGCTCGGCACGACGGTCGGCCTGCGTTTTGACTGCGGTCTGCGCCATGTGCAAATTCTACCGCGCGCGCGGCTGTCAGCGGCGTGGCTAAAGCAGCCGTGAGCCCGTTTGTTAGCTTCGCAGGTTTGCTTTGCTCTCGACCAGATTCAGGAGATTCTGAATCGAAGGTGTGCGGCGCCGGTGACGCAGCTTTGCCATACCGCGGGAGAAAATTGCCTGGGCGGTTCCGGGACGGATGCCGAGGGCGGCTCCTATTTCCTTGAATGTCCGTTCTCGTCTCGCTGTCGGTCTGCCCCTGAATGTTCGTTCCATGCGCGTGATGCTAACTCAGGTGCATGGTGCCACAGGAATGACGATAGTAACGTCGCCCGGGCGAAGCGCGCCGCCGCTCTCGGATTTCTGCCGTGATGGGATCGGATGATCGGCGCACAATCGGCGCGCGATTCGCGGGCGATTGCCAAAACCACCCAACACAAGGGACTACTATACGGGACTCCTCGCCGTTAACTCCTCTGTTATCAGCGCTAGGGGGTAGGGGGTCTCATTTCAAAGTCGAGCGGCCCTGCGACCGGCCTGCAGCGAATCACACACTTTCGCAGCAAAAGAATTTTTCCCAGGAATGGCCGATTTTTCGGTTTTAGCGATCCCATGAGCGTTTCAGCCTGGGATCGGGCGAGCTGGGATTTTCGAGGGATACTACGGGTCAGGCGTCCGACTGAGCGCCTCTAATGCGAAAATTTGTTGCTCCAAAACCCGCGATTCCGGGGGTTTCGCGGATTTGATGTGACCGAGAGTGGTTCGCCCGCGAAGGCCTGAGCGTCGGAGCGATCGAGGAATTTGGTAGAGTGGCGGCGTGGACCTCAAGTTCGAAATTAGAGATGTTTCCGCCCTTAAGGTCGCCAGGAGTAGAAAAAGCGAGCAGCGAGTCAGGCCCGCCTGCCGGAAGAACTGTCACTGCCCGCTTTTTTGTTCTGAGTCTTCCGAGCCCCAATCATAGCCGTCGATTGCGTCCTGGAGCCGATTACGGATGTAATGGGCGCTATTGTGCGTGATGCGTACACCTGGCGAAAAGCCAGCGGCTGGCTTCTCTCGGATCGACTTGTGCTACCGTTCCCGGTTCGAATCTCAGACCGGAGGGTCACAAAATGAAAGACACGATCAAGCCCAGGCGATCGCCGCTCATCCGAACTTTGAGCTTTACGGAGCCGGAACATCGCCGAATCGAACGCGCGGCTACGAGCTGCTGCGGGAGGAAGGCTAGCGAGAGCGCTCTCTGGGCAAGGGAAATTCTATTAGGAATCGTGGATGGGGTCCTGCGCGAGAGGAAAGCTCGGACCTCCGTCTCAGCTCAGCGATGACGCGCGAAAGTTGTCGGCGGCGCCTGGACGGCCAAACCGCCGTTGAAAAAGAAGCCTCACTCAGTGCCAGACATGACTCCCGTGATCCCATAGGGACTAAATTCTCCGAAGTCACTCGCACTGGTTGGCCCCTGAAACTCGTAAATGCTCGGGTCGGTCTGCCGGGCCACAATGTCGGAACCCACGATCGGGCCGGCGTCGTCGGCGCCGTAGCTGCCGGATGCATCCCAAACAGTTGAGGCCTGCTGCGCTTCGAAGACCTGCGCGAGAATATTCCATCGCGCATGGCTCCAACTGAAGTTATCGCCGGGCTCAATCTGCAGCCCAGTGCTTTTCACGGCCAGCGTAAAAGTCTGCTGAAAGCGCGTGCGCATCATGGCAATCTTGGCCAGGCGCTGCGCCGTCCATAGCGACGTGGTGAAGTCGAGCTGCAGGTCGAGCCATACGATCTGGCCGCCGTCTTCGGTATTCAGGTAATCGGGTTTGCCGGCCATGCCGTTGGCCTGGTACGCCGGGAAGCTTTGCGCCTTCCAGGTGCCGGGCAGGTTGCTCATGTTCACCACGCCGGCGGGGTTCGGCGGAATGAATGCCGGAATGAATCGGCCTTTCACCGAGTTGGCCACTTCGCGCTTCGAGAGCCGGAAGTCGCCTTTGACCGGGCCGCGCATGTCGCTATCGCCGAGCGCGACGGTGGGGCTTTGAAAGCTGCCGGCAAACACGTGCCAGAGATCGCCGGGCGGCACGCACCAGCCGGCCATGGCGCCACACAGCGAAGTCAGCACGTTGCCGCGCGTCGAGCTGTGGTCAAACATGCCGTTGGTCGAATAGGCGTTCTCATACACCACGGTGTTGTCGGAATTCCAGATGATCAGCTCCTGCTCTTCGCACACATTGGCCGCCGCCATTACTGAGGCGAAATCGATCGTAGTGGCCGCCGCGCTCAACCCGGCGTCCGTGTCCTGTAAATAATCAGCCACGCACAGCGCCGAGTTTGCGGGGTTAATGGCGTGCGTCGAGCGGCCCAGGCACACCCAATTCTGCGTGTTATCGGCCGTGGTGCCGCCCACGGTGGTCGCGAAGGCGGGCTCACTCGCGCCCGAGGTGCCGCTGTTGGTGGCCATCTGCAGGTAGCCGATGGGCGCCTCGCACATTTGATAAGGGATGCGACCCACGCCGGCCGTCCAAGAATCATTCACCAGCCGGCCATTCACAAAGTTGCCCTGTGGGGCCGTGCTGGTCGCCTCCATGACTGAGGGCATGTTTAGGCCGGTCGAATACCAGCTACAGGTGCCATCCGCCAGCACCGTCGCGGGCGTATCGTTGGCCTCAAAGTTCGGGCGCACACCGGCCGAGACGCCGGTCGGATTCGTCTGCACCCAGATGACTTCGAAATTATCGAGTACGTAGTTGTATTCCACGTAGCCCGCGGTGGGCAGCCAGGCGGTGACCACGCGCGCATCGAGAATCTTTTTGCCGGTAATGAGGAACTGGATGTTCGGGATCTGCCCACTCGGATACAGCAGCGGCCACGACGCATCGGCGCGCAGAACTACGTGCACTTTGGCGCAGCCCTGCTGCAGGCAGGCCGAAGTCCAGCCGGCATCGGCCGAACTGAGACCCGGGAAGGGAGGATTGGTATTGAGCGGGCGCCCGAAATCGAATTCCAAAAAGAGGTGCTCCCAATAGACATCGTTGTAAAAAAAGTTCGACCCCGGAAAGACATGCCAGAGCGTATCGCCCACGCCGCCGCCATAGATCAGTTCAGTGCCGAAGTTATAGACCACGCCATCAATCACTACGGCGTCAAAGCTTGAAATCTCATGGCTAGTGAGGGTGTAAATCAGGTGCAGGTACTGGCTGTCGACCGAAAGGTTTTGCGAAGGCGGGAAGGTCGCATAGGTGAGTACGCCGGCGGCCTGGTGCTGGCCATACACCACGCGCCGCGGCGCCGGGCCATCGTCGAAGCTGATAATGTTTGGGGTGTAAACCGGGTTGGTCGAGGGGCGCAGGGCAATCCCCACTCCGGTGAGCGCCGTGCTCACGCCAACGCCCACCATGGAACTGAATAAAAGCGCGTGGGCGCCCGACATGGCAATAATGCCGGCTTCTCCGAGGCCCACCCCGGTGAGGGCCAGGGCAACCCCTGCGACAATCAGCCCGATCTCCTCAGCAGTTTTCCCCATAGGTTTTCTAGACTCGCCAGGCGCGCTTCCACCGGCTCATGTGCACCCGCACCGTGCCTTTGTCTGACATGCAGAGCGCCCAGCGCGCATCAAGGCTTACTACGCCCAGGGCGCCGTACTTCGAGGGGTTCAGCGACGTTGAGTTGTCGACCCACACCACATCGCCGCGCTGCGCGTAAGTGGGCGCCACTTCAGCCATGCCGTTCGCGGTGGCGATCGCGGCGGCGAAACTTCCAAGGTCCGCGTGCCCGTTCAGAAAAATCGCTTCGGCCGAAGCTTCATCTTTGGCTTTGCCCACGTAGGGCGCGCCGAGGTCAAGGCCGGTCGCTTCGCGGATCCAGCGCGTAACGAACAGGCCGCAGTTGTAGTGGCCCCAATCGAAGGTGACGGCCTGCGAGCTCCGGGTGAGCAGATGCAGCCGGCGCGGCCAGTTGGGGAGTCTTTTCATTTTTTTAGTTGTGCACAATAACGCTGCAGGCCACACGGCGATTGCCCTGCGGCGGGGGTGTTCCCCCTCCTCCGCCGCTGCCCCCGGGGTAAACCGACGTAACGGTGATCAGACAGATGCCGGGGCTGATTCCGGTAACGACACCCGTACCGGCAACGGT